TCCTCGAGCAGGATCTCGTAAATCTTGTCTACCCGCTTTTCGATACGCTCAACGCGCCCGGCTAGGTAATGCCCGCCGTTGCCGTCCGGCTTTAACTCGGCTAAATAATATTTTACAAAGTGACGGATGAGCCCAGCTCCTAGCCCCAAAATAGTAAAGCCCCCGAGAGCAATACCAACTACGAGCTGAGCTCTTTCCATTACTTGACCTTTACTCCGTTAGCACTCTCGGACGGAGTAATAGCCTTGAGTAGTGGCCCGATTAGTCCCGCGATAAACGCGTTAGCTAATACTTTTGGATCAGTAATCCCAGAGATGTAAAGGGCACCTACACACGCGACCGCGTGACGTAGATACGATTTACCCGCTGATAGGGCTTTATCTTTCATTGTCTGCTCCTTAAAGCCCTTTAGTTAATTTGAGTTAAAACGCTTACGACGTTTGTACCGCTTGTCGTAACCGCGTATAGGGCCTCATGGTCACCTACACCGATCGTAATTTTATCGCCATTGTCTAATTTATAGCCGTTAGCCGTGGTCACGTTTGCAGCGCCTAAATAGACTACGCCGCCCCCTGAGTTATGCAGGTATACGGTTTGGTCAAAAGCGGTCGCAGCTACTAAAACGGTAGCCGTTGAGTTTACTGTTACTTGTGCACTACTTGGCATTTTCTAATCCTAACTTTGTAATTAATTCTTTTGCCTTAGCCGGTGTTACGTTTACCTCAAAGTGCATATCGTCCGGTCTGCTCTTAAAATCGCCGCCCCACTTAAGCCCGTATTTTTTAGCAAGGGCCCGGATCATCGGTACCTTTTCAGCGGGAAACGTGCCAATTTTACCTAGTGGATGCTTAGTCGCGTTTAGATCGATAGCCGTCCCGGATGAGTGGCACGATAATTTATCCGTAGTACCGCGTACCATCCTAAAAGCGTAACCCCAATCGTCGAGAGTACCTTTGTCGATAGGCTCGATTAAAGTATGAAACTCCGCAGCAAAGGCGGCTAAGAGAGGCCCAACACTCTCAGCGCACCTAAGCCGCAGATCCGTACCCGTTACCGGGTAAGACTTAATACCGATCTCGTTTGGATCTTTAGAGGCCGGGTATCCGTTATAGCTTGTAAGACTCACGATAGTAAGAGGCGCGCCTCATCCTCGGTAATTCCTAATTTGGCTAATAACGCCGCTTTTTCGTTTGCTTTTGCCTGATCGGCTTGCGCTTTTGCAGCTTGAGCTAGTGGAAAACCTGCTAAAAATTGCTCTTTTGTAATTGGAGTTGCCTCTAAAAAGGTAATTCCCTCGTAGTCATCACCGGTTATAGTCCATCCTCCGGCAGGTAATAAAAACTCTAGTACGTCTGCACCTTTAATCATGCCCCTACCTCCATTAAAATAATTGTACTTGTAAGATTTGGCGAGATAATAGTTGCATCTAGTTGCGTATCTACGCGGTTAGTACCTTGATCGCTTGCCTGTTGCGTTTTGTAGGTCGTTGCGCTTGTTGTCGATGGTGTATCTAAATAAACTGTCCCAGCGGTGCCAAAACTGTTTTCGGCGGTTGTTGCCGTCCATCCACCACGAAACGCAAAAGTCGTTAAATCTGTGGATCCTCTTAATAGTTTTAAGTTCATGCCTGTATTACTGTTTAATTTACGACATCCATTTTGTTGGACCAATACTAAAACTTTACTTGATGTCGAGCTTGGCGTAATTGTTGCGGTTAATCCTGTATCAGAAAAACTAGATGATGAAGATGTAGTTTGTTGGCTATATGTGCCCATTACTACTTGTAATATTTTGCCGCCGCCGGCAGGTGTTGCCCATGTAGGTACTCCACCGGATACGGTTAAAATCTGACCCGTTGAGCCTATACCTCGACGAGTAAAAGTACCGGATCCCGTACCATAAATTAAATCGCCGTTAGTAGTAATAGCCGTTGCCATTGAGTTAGTAACTGTCACGGTACCGCTTGTACCGCCGCCGCTAATACCTACACCTGCGGTAACTCCCTCGATATCACCGGTAGCACCTGAGGCTACCCAAGCTGCACCGTCGTAATACCACAAAGAGTTATTATCTTTTGTAAATGCAAATTGTCCCTCGGCCGGTGCGGTGATAGCCGCATCTCGAGCCGTCGCATTTGTAAATACGTTAATCCCTTGCATGAGGTAGCCGTTTACGTCACCGGCGGTTAATACCTCACCTGTTGTAAAGGTCTTAAAACCTTGACCAGCTGCCATAACCTTGCTCCTTAGTATGCTAATACGGAGGTATCGAGCACTCCGTATAGTGTTGAGTCTAATATAAAGCCGTCGATAATCGGCTCTAGTGTTGTAAATGTCGTTTTCCACGAGTTAGGCGTTACTCGATGTTGTACGCCAAATACTTGTAAGGTCTGTTGGAGGGTCGAGTTACCAGGCTGATTAGTCGTAATCTCTACCGGATCAAAAAAATCTAGACTCAAAGCGGCAAGGATGCCATCGTTATAGTCATCCATATATAGATCAAGCTCAACCGCATCGCATCGGGTTTGAGTATCTTTACGGCTAGCTACATAAGCCCGGGCATAATCGAGCGCGGCTTGGTCGGTATCCATAACTAGGTTAGTTTGGTTATAAGAGTGTACAAAGTACTCATCGATAGAGGTTTGGTCATCGGCTAATTGAGCCGTACCGCCTATCTTAGTGATAGATGCAGAGTTATAAACCTGAGTATCGTCTAAGCGCCAAACGGCATTAAAGTAATTAATATCGGTGCCATTGTCATTAAAGCGAGTTACGGGTAGAGCTTGGGACTCTATGCAGAATTGGCGATCGTGCAGCTCTACCGATCCGCGAGCATTTATATAGATAGCCCCATACTCGGAGATCGTTGCCGTTTGTAAAGCTTGTAGCGCGGTGCGCGGTGTACCCGGATCCGCTTGGAAAATGGTGTCGCCGTATTGGATCTCTCGCATAGATGGAGGCCAAGCAATCTCATCGAGGATAGCGTTTACGCGCTCGCCCGGTAGGTCGCCGGCGGCGGCAAGCGTAACGTTTGTAATTTGGCTATTTTGGAAAAGGCGAAAAGCATCGACGGCGGTAATCGTTGTATAGGTTACATCCGTTGCCATTTTAGGCGTAGTCGTTGTATAGCTAGTAATAAAGCCGCTAAAAATTGGATACTCGGTACCTGCATAAGTAGCCGTAATCTGTACCTTACGTAGAGGTGTAAGGAGACCGTAATAAGGGCCCGCGGGATTTTGAGGGTTAAAGTCGCCATTTTGATCGACGATCCGCAGAGTTAGCGTACCTGTTTGGAATACGTCCGCTTGAGCGTTACGACCGCGCATAGTAGTAATGCCGTCTACTTGATTCGATACATCGACGATAAGAGCTTGAGAGTCCGCGAGCACGTTAGTGCCTAGGATGCCCGTATCGAGGATCATCGCTTGAGCAAAAGCCGGGCCCGTCGAAAAGTTAATAATCGCATTAATTACCGGGACGGTCATAGTGAGCCCGCCGTAGTGAGTGGATCTCCACCACGATTAATCTTTTGGATCGTATCTTGGATCAATACTACAAACTCATCCGGTGCGGCAATAGCCCCGGTATTAAAGTTTAGATTATAGGTAGCCGCTGCCTGAGCTGCATAACGCGATCCACTTGCCGCAGCTGCTAACGATAGTCCTGCATCTAGACCTTGAGTTAGAGATCCTTGCGCTACCGCATTTGTTAAAGAGATTTTTTGTAATGAGGCTAAATATTCGGCCTCGGCTCTAGCTTGATAATTAGCACCTCGTACCGCGCTAGAGATATCGGCTCCATCGACTAAAGCCTTAAAAAATTGATCCGTAACGTTTGCGGATGCGAAATTAACATCCTCTACTAATTTTGCGATAATAGGATTATTAGCCGTAAAGTCTGTTGTATTTTTAGGGATCGTATACTCTGCCGTAGTACCGCTTGTAGCCGTTGTACCTGTACCGGCTTTACCCAAAAGGTTTAGATATTCTTGCAGAGCCTTTAATCGCGCTGCATCTGCCGCGGCTTGAGCCTTGGCGATCCGATCGATCATCGATAGCTCGACCTGCTCACGTAAAAGGGCTTGAGTCTTTATAGCGCTTGTTGTATTGCTCAAAGATGCAAGGCGAGCGATCTCGGTTAATTGGATTTGTGTACGCTCGGAATATTGCTCTTTAGCTGCCAAGGTACCAGCTGCAACGATAGCGGCGTTATATTTCTTAAACGCCTCCTCACGTGCTAGCTCCTTATCGCCCTCGGCCATCTTGCTATCATTAATAACCTTAAGCTCTGCCAATAGGCGAGTGTTAAGCTCGTTAAGAGTCGCATCGCTAACCTCTTTGATACCGGCTAATTTTGCTAAATCCGCGTTTTTCTGAAACGCTGCAATTTCTCCGATTTTCTTTAGAGCGAGCTCGCCGTTGTCCTCCTCGATAGCCTGTAAAGCCTCAAGGCGTAGGATCGTCTCCTTATCGTAGGTAGCGCGTAGAGCTGCCGCGATAGAGATACGAGTACTATCAAATACGGCCGCTGCCTTTGATAACGAAAGTTTATTTTTCTCAGCGATAGCCGATTTCTTTTGGAGGGCTAATAACTCCTTTTGGCGCTTAGCTGCATCGGCCTCGGCCTTAGCTCGAGCCTTGGCGTTAGCTGCCTCCTTTTGAGCGTTATAAATATCGGCATAACGTCCGCCGTATTGTTTATCGCGACCCGTTACCTTACGTCCCTCGGTCGCTAAATCCTCAACAATACCGGGCCAACTACCGACGATAGGTACTAACTGTAGCCAATCAAAGCCTCCGCTCATACCGCGTAAGCCGTCAAACTTAGAGAGTAATTTATCTAAATAACTAGCGGCTCCAACTAAAGCATCCGAGGCCGTTTGGCCAAACTTTTCCATGGCGCTAGTCGCGCTTTCGATACCGCCGTCACCTGCAAGGAGGGCAAACGCCTCTACTAAACCCTTACCGATAATTTCTTGCATATTGCCGAAACTAACCGTAAGGGCTGCCATCTTGCCCTCGTATGTATCTAAACGAGCGGCATTTTGTCCTGAAAATTGAGCATTTAATAATTCTTGTATTTCGTTAAAGCCCTTACCTGCGAGCTCGGCTTTTGTAAGTCCTAAACGATATTTACTAAGTCCTTTAGTGTTACCTACATATGCGGCGGCTAGATCGTTAGCGACCGTAGTTACGTCCTCACCGCTGCCCGCCGCAACATCTAAGGCAAGGGCTAACATCTTTTGAGACTTTTCGACCGATCCCGTCGTAGTCAAAAGTGCGCTAAAGGCCGGACGTAAAACGTCATCGGATACGTTAGCGGTTTTTTCTAAATCGGCTATAAACTTTGTAATACGAGTATTCTCGAAACCGAGCCCTAGGTTATTCACCGTGCGAGTTAATCGGACCGCTGCCTTTTCGTCCTCGGCAAAAGCCTTAACGGATGCTTTACCAAAAGCTAAAATAGCGGTTACGCTAAACGCAGCGCCTATAGCTTTACCTAGGCCCTTGATGCCTTTCTCGAAGCCGCCGATTTGTTTTTCACCTTTAGCAAGGGCCTTACCGTCCCACGTAGAGACGGCACTTACGACGAGACTCGGTAGATTTCTCATTATGCGGCCTTATCGTAACGGCCTTGATTAAAGGCGTTTATAGTATTTTCTATAGCTTTAATTACCGAGGCTTGTACCTTGCCTTGATCCTCTGCCCAAGCTCTAAAGATCATACGCCCACGGTTTTCGCGACCATCTCCATATAGAGGGCCCATACGACTAACAAAATTGGCCCCGGCCGTAGGATTATTAGATTGACTTTTTGGTGATCCACCCGGGTTAGTACGTCCGGCCGTCTCATAAATTGCACCCGAGGCAGATTTATTAGCGATGTAAAACATAGCTCTAAAACCGTTTTTATTTCGCTCGCTTGGAGCAGCTGAGTAATAGATACCTTTACGCGCTGCCTCAGCATCATAAAAAGGAAAGCGACGTAAACTTCCCTCGCTATTAAAAGTCCTAAAGGCAGAGTTACGAGCCGTAATCTTTTTACCTACGGTGCCCTCATCCCAATTATAGAGCCCACCCGGAGCGGCGGTCGGTGCATAACCTCGAGCCTTATCCCGGATAGGTACCATAATCCCTTTAATTTCTTTATTCATCTCTTTTAATAGCTCGGGATCTATTTTACGGATCGCTCGTAGAGTCTCTTTAACGCCTTTTAACTCTACGGACATTTTTAGACTCCTCCGCTTGCTCGTTTAATACTTTTACTAACATCTTAAACATCTCAGTATCGAGATCGAGTACCGCTTGAGGCGGGATCTGTAGACGTATTGATAGCAGCGCTACCAAATGCGTAACAGAGTCCCGCCCTAGCTTAAAGGCTCGTCGTCTAATACCTCGACTTTTTTTAGACTATCAAGAAACTCAGCGCCAAACATTTTAACGTTTTCTCCGGATGTGCGTAAGCACTCCCAAGCTAACCAATATACGTCACTTTGTTTTTCGTCATCTCTAAAAGCTTTGTGAAAGCCTTTTTTAGCGTAGAGCTCAAAGGCGTACTCGATACGTGGAGTAATTTGGTGCTCTGTTACTTCCCCGGTAGCCCTTGTTATTTTGAGTCGTGCCATTTGATTGCCCCTTTTCTAGTTTGTTATACGGTTGTGTCTACTGTGATAGGTGAGTTACATGTAAACGTAATGCTCTGAGTAGAAATATCGCCTACCGCGCCATTAATATCAGTTGTATTATTTACTAATACGGTTGTCTGATATTCAGGGTTAGCAGCTGAGATAGCCGCGCTTGTCTGCTTAAGCGTAATAGTTACGGTTGTACCCCACGCAGCTTGCAGAGTCTGTAGTACTTCACCTGTAGCGGTGTCGTTTAGAAAATCTAGAGTAATCGTCGATGTCTCTAGGCCCTTAGTAAACTTTCTTGCAGAGTCTCCCATGGCCGTGACCTCGAGCTCCTCAAATACGCGGTTAATTGTCGCGC